TAGCTGCATTGGTTATAGCTGGAGCGGAGACACTTGATATGTTGTAAACCAGGGTTGATGCCGCTAGTTTAGTTACTACTGCTACGATAAAATCTTCCATACCTTTTAGGTTGCCTTGATTGTCAAATGCAGGTGTAGTCATTAAAATCTTAAAATTAGCCAGGGGTGCAATAGATGTTTGACTGTTATTGTTAGGCGTAATGTAAGGATCGCCAGGAGTGACCACCACGCTATTTGCGAGAAGTGTGCTGGGCGGAAAACTGAAGGTTGACCAGACTCCATTATTTGTTAATGCTGTGGCTAGCGTGCCACGTAGTGTGGAGATCGCTGCCATTAGCCGACCAAAGAATTTGGGTTTGAATAAGGCTGGATGAGACCACGCACTCGGTTAATCAGCTGATAACCCATCCGATAAGGGCTGGCACTGATCCCATCCATACCTACCCCACCAGTCTGGCTGACCTGCCTGGCTTGCCAGACATCTACGGCAATTATCATCGCCGCTTCTCTTATAGCTGGGGTCGCACTGTAAGCTGTGTCTTTTTTATCTGGGCCTACAACTTTGCCGCTAGGGATAATTCTATGGAATGGATCGTTTGCGTGTACTTTAGTAAATTGAATAAATGAATAGCCAGATGGATAGTTAGTAAATGCTAAGTTAGTTAAAAACGCTGTGCCGATTGATACTGGCGTGGTTGTGCCTGGAAATGATCCAGTAATAACGTGTGAGCCGCCATAAATGTTGCCACAATTATCTACGCTAACAGTTTGACCTGTTACAAATATGCCAGGGTTTGCTAATACTAAAGTAGCAACGTTATTGTTTAGACTTGCACCGACTACTGGTGCTTCGTTATACCAAAGGTATTGATCTAATAAATCTTGTGCTGTTTGACAGCATTCTTCAACTGTTGCGGATGTATAAAGAGATCCAATACCCAAATTGCTTCGTAACTCAGCTTCGGTTACATACGTGGCTGGCATCTCTACTCCTTGTCTATAAAAGCTCCCCTGGGGCTAGGGCTACTAAACCCCAGAGGATTATTAAATTAACTAACTTATTAGGTTAGGTTGAAACGGCGTACGCCACCTTGTACTAATACACCAACAGCCATATAGCCATATAGTGATGTCTCGATCTCGCCTGAAGTTGGGATGTTTGTTGATAGGCGTAGGATTGGTGATTCGTAAATTGATACTGCGGATGGTACAACGATAAACGCTGACTCATCGATTACTGTTGATACAGCATTTGGATCTACGTATAGATCAAGACCTAATACGTTGCCACGTAGTGATCGTGGTGATGCTTGTCCTGCTGCGTTCATTGGTTGTGATGCTGTGTAAATTGGGCGATCAGTTGTGTCTTTAGCACCAATTAACAAATTCCACTGACCTGTGCCTGCGATGTATGCAGTTGCTAGTTCACCTGTTGCAAGATATGCAGCTGGTGCTTGCTCTGCTACGTAGGCAATAAGCCCATTAGATGTTGCGGCCTGTGGGTTAGCTTGTGCGCCACCTGCTGTTAATGCTGCAATTACTGCTGCATCTGTTGCCTTATTGTAGGCACGTGTCATATTTTCCAACATAGCCTGGAAGAAGTCAGGTGAGCTGCGCTCTAAAACTTCTAAACTGTAGCGTTGTAGTCCAGCATATTTCTTTACTGTCAAGTTTACGTATGAAGATACGATGCCTGTCTCAGATGGTGCAGTAGCTTCTGCTGTCTCTGCAACTGTGCCAGATGTTGTGATTTTTGGTACTGAGATTGTCATACCTGCTGCTGGTAGTGCACGTGTGCCGATTGCATCTACAGCTGGGCGTGATCCAATAAGTGTATCTACTACTGTATGTACAAATTGTGTTGGATTGAATGCTGGGTTAGTTGTGAATGAGTCATCGGCAGCAGTTAAATACTTTGCTACATCTGCTTCTGCTTTCATAACCCACTGTGCTGATTCGTGGTTACCTAATTTTGCTTTAATGCTGTGTTCCAGCATATGTGCTTGTGTTCTAATTGGTGAGCGTGGCTCTGTATAGAAGGATGCACTAATTGTAGGGCGTGCGGCTTCTACTGGAGCAGTCTCGACCACTGGTGTTGCTGTTGGCTCGGTGGTGTTTTCCACTATAGCCTCACTTTCCGTAGTTGGTTGATTTGTTGCATCCGCTTCGCCTTCGCTAGCGGCAACTTTAGTTACTTGTGCTTCTGTAAATGCTGGTGACTCAACTAGGCTAACTTCTTTAAGTGTTGCCTTAGTTACATAAATATAATCTTTTTTCTGAGATGACTTAATTACATCCACACCTACAGACAGGCCGTCAATTAATTGCTCTCCTGCAAGTATGAGCGCTTCTTGGCCAGACATACTGGCACTAATCTTAAAGCTGGCGTAAATACCATCTTCTGCTTCGTTAAACTTTTGCATTCTGCCGATTGGGCGCTCTGCACTGTGTTGCATAAGCATCTTAATCTTGCCTGGGTCGCCTACTTCTATTGAACCTTTAGCAAATACGACTTTACCCGCACTGGTGTTGCCAGGTACTTCAAATGGCACGATCTTGCCTGCAATTACTCTGCGCTCGCCATCTGCGCTTTCAATCTGGCTACTGAACGTAAGTAACATCAGTGTCCTCATTTCCGTTAGGTGTCATTTGTTCCATTTCTTTAGCTTGCTCTACATCTATTAAACCTAGTGACAACATTTTTTCTATTGCTTCTAGGCGCTTCATTGTGTCGGCACGTAGGAATGATTCCTCTAGTGCAAATCTAACAATATGGCCACGTGGGGTTATATCATCCATTGATAGGCGATCTTCTATAGCACAAATGTATGGCTGTAGTGAATAAGCAACAAATTCTTTACGACCATCTAAAATGTTTTGATAAGTCATACTATTATTCATATCTGCTGATATGTAATAGGCTGGCACGTTCATAGCCCTAGCAATCTGCGTTGCTAAGTATTGCTGTGCCTCTGAGTACATCATATCTTTAGGTGAATAGCCAACAGTTTCATAACTTAGTGTGCTGGTTAGATATGCTGTTGCTTTGTTTTGACGTGCTGATTTCCAAGCTGCTAATAATGCTTGTACTTGTGACTCTGGCATATCTGCGCCAGTGTTTTTAATAAATCCTGTAGCCATTGGTGTTTGTGATGCCACTGCGCTCGCTTTTTCTAAGTCTAGTGCTGACTGTATTGTGCGGCCTGCTGTTTGTAATACGCCTTGTGTTAATCCTTGAAATGTAACTAGAGATCCGACACCGACCATAGGCACTTTAGCGCCATCTACTGTGTAATATAAAACTTCTGTACCTAATTGATTTGTTTGTGCAACTACTCGATTATTAGCGATCCATTCAAATCTTGCAGGGCGTAAATCATCTGCATAAACTTCAGTCACTCTCCAGAAGGCTTGACCAAAAAATACAAGTGAGTCCACAGTCCAACTAATTGTTACTGATCTAGGTTGTCTAATATCTGGTTGCTATAACCATAATGGCTTGCCTAATTTTTCGCCTGTAGATTTTTTATACAGCTCTAAAGGTAAATATCCAATAACACCTTTAATTAAATTTAAGCATCTGTTGACCGCTGGCACTTGTGTTGCCAGTGTGCGATCCATTGGGCCAAATCCAAATGTGTTGTAACCAAATTGGAGACTGTTATCGCCCATAACGGCAGGGGCGTATTGCGCTTGGACACTTTGATTTTTATTAGTTATACCCAAAGCAGACAATAGACCCATATGTATACTTTATACCATAAATCGGACTATTGGTGCAAGTTAGACAAAGATTTGCGCAGTTTGTTGTGGCTTGGTTAATTGGCTAACCACCATAGCCAGGGATATTGCAGCTGTAACATCGCCAGCCGATTTTCTACGTATTATGCGCCAGCCAGCATCGTTAGTCTTAGCGGCACAGTTATTCAGGTGTTGTACTAGCTCTGCCTGCCCAGAATGAACTACTCGATTATTGGCTAGGCCATCTGCAAGGTCTGAGCACGCCTGATAAAACGCCTGACCTGATACATCGACCATACGCCAGCCACTTTGTTCAAGTCTTGTAGCAATAGTTTGCGTGGCGTATTTGTCATAACAGATTGTATGTGGATGGTATTTACGTGCCCACTCATTTATGTCACTAGCCATCTTGATTTCATCTATTGCTATATCGCTATGCCACAGCTGTGCTAAGCCGACTGCTATCTTGCCATCTTTAACCTGACCCATAACCAAAGCGCCTGATCTCCTTGTCGGTGCAATATCAAATGCCATAATTGTCTGTGGCCCGACAGGTATTTCTAAAGTGCTGTCGCTGCACTGATCGATTGATCCATACACCCAAGGACTGACAGTGCTATCTACCCACATACAAAGCATTTCGGTCTTTGTAGCTTCTATGCTGTTAGTGCTTACAGATTCTTCTAGTGTTTGCTCAGTTATCAAATGTCCTAATGCAGGGTTTGCCATAGCCCACGCTTTACGATCATTAATTTTAGAATGCTGTGGTGCGCTGTACTCATAGAACCCTAAATTGTCAGGTGGGTATGATAGGCAACGCTCTCTAAGATCATTAAGCACAGTGCTAAATCCATCACCAGCGTTACTTGTCATTAGGGTCATCGCATTAGGTCTTGCTCGTGTGACCGGTAGTGCAGCTGTAAACGATTCTTGTGTCCATTCACGTAATTCATCTATGTATAGGAAATCTGCCGTCTTGCCACGTGGTGCATCTCTTGTGGCTGCCGCTATCTCATACCTAGCTCCATTTAATAGTGTTATTGATTCTTGACCATTAGCCAATCGGATCTGTCTTACTTGATCTTTCAAGAATTGGTTGTCCTCGATTGTGTAAGCAACCTGCCTGAAGGTATCTAATGCCATATTGCGGTTAGATGACATACCTAAGACATTTTTAGAGCCCCATAAGAATAAATGGCTAAGAATAAGCATACGTGCTAGGTGTGTCTTGCCATTTTGACGTGCTACTAGTATTAACGCTGTTTTCTTGCGCCAGGTGTCGGCATCATCTACAGCTAGTAAATCATCTAGCACCCAGCGTTGCCAGGGGATTAAAGGTAAACCTATTTTCTCAGCTAGGTCTGCTACTTCTTGCGCTTTGGAATTACCTTTAAGTAAAGGCGTGTGGATTCTAGGCTCAGTGCTGCCAATTAGCCCGACCCCTCGTAAGGTCTGTTTTATTTCCGCATCATTCTGCATCGAAGTTAAGCGTATCAGGTTTATTAAATGGTGAGTCTGGCACTGTTCGGA